TCGATCACTTCTCCAGCCATATCCGCCGGCACGAGGCGGATCGGCATGTCGGCCTTCGACGCCTTCTGCCGTCGCGACTTCGGCTTCGTGTCGACCGTTAGCACGTCGAACCGACGCGTAAGTATGTCGATCCTGTCCGACTGCGACGTCATGATTCGAGACTGCGAATCCAGCCGCGCCGCCATGTCCTCGATGAGCTTGTCGTGCTTCTTGAAAAACAAGTAGTCGAACACGATCGCGGCGAGCGCCAGAACAAGAATGCCGCATGCGCAGGCGATTACGATGGGGGTGATGGGGGTCATTGATACCTCGATCCGTATTCAGGCTCTTCAGTTGCTTCGCCCATGAAGCCGCACCAAGTGTCGTTCCAAGCGAGTGGATACTCTTTGCCCTTAATCCCGTCTTTGCACTTGTCGACACGCACGACCGGCGCGTCGTCGTTCTTCAGATATCCAACCATGACCATCTCTGCAGAGTTCTCAAGGTCTCCGCTCTCTTTTAAATCATGCATCGTCGGAGTCTCTCCGCTTTTCAGCTGTCGCTTGAATTGCGAAAACATTAGCCCCGCGCGACCGCTGGACTTGATCACGTCTGTGATGATTCGCGCGATATACGTGATCTCGTTTCGCCTGTCTTGCTGACGCCGCGAGCATTGCGCCGCCTGCAGGTAGTCCACCAGCACGAGGTCAATGTCTTCGCTGGCGCAAACGCATCGAATGTCGGTGGCGACACGCTCCGCCGTCTTTCCAACGGCGTTGATGAAGAACGGCACACGCTCTGCCTTTTGAGCCACGTCGAGTATACGCGACCATTCTTGGCTGGTGTCCTTGAACCTGTTCGCGCGCAGCACTGAAGCGCTAACGTTGGCCCGTCGGGCCACTATCCGGCGTCCGTACAGCTCTTCCGAGTCTTCGAAAGACACGAGTAGTGGCCGCTTTCCGTCGCTGATCGTCTTGTCCGCAACCATCACGCAAAACTGAGATTTGCCCCAATTGGTTGCTGCGCCAAGGATCGCTACTTGCTGGTATTGGAGACCGCCTGTGTCGCGGTCGAGCGTTGGAAGTCCAGTAGAACAGAAGCGCGCCTCTGCCTTGTCGATCATTCGCTTCGCGACGACGGCGATCATGTCGGCGATGCTCATGACCTTCGTGCCCGATTCCGTCATGCCAGCGCGGATGGCGTCCTGAAGCTTTGCCACTGTAGCGCCGAGGTTCTTGTGCTCGTACGCTTCCGACGCTGCCACCGCGACTAGGCCAAGCATGTCGCGCATTGCCTTGAATTCTCGCAACCGCGCAACGTGCGGCCACGGGTCTCCGTACACGGGCGCGCCCATGATGATCTTGTGGACTTCGCCAGATCCGCCGGCCGCTGCCATGGCCCCGTCCGTCTGGAGCTGCGCGAAAATGCTGGCCTCGTCGCGCGAGCCGGCGAGCTTCGCCATCGCCTGCGCGATGAGGCGATGGGCGTTGACATAGAATAGGTCCGGCTCCGGCTTCCAGGCAGCCCCAAAGCGCTCGTGAAGCGACCATGCGCTAAGCACGGCCATCTCTGTCTCGACGCTGTGTGGCGGCACTCTGGGCGCAGGCGCTTCGGCGTCTTCCGGTATTGACTGTTCGTGAATCCGGTCGTCGCTCATGTGTCTTTCCCTTCCGCCTTGTCCAAGTCGGCGAGCTGCACAACCGCGGAACGCTCTGCCCTTCGAGCGCCGGCAACTCGATGTACGCCCGACGACAGGCTGCCTCCGGCGTTCAGCCATTCAAGGCACTTCGACGGCCTGAACCCTCCCTCGTACTGCGCCCTCGACAACGTCGCAGTGCAGTACGTCGATGCGATGGCGGTCATCTTCGCCTCAAGCGAATCGCCCTTCAGGCCTGGCGCGTGGAGGGATATGATCTCCACCATCGCAAGCCTCTCCTCGCGACGGTCCGGAAAGCCCCAGTTCTGTTTCGTGATCGCCCGGATGCCGGCGGCGTACCCTCGGGCAGCTAGGTCGACCAGCCGAATACCTCCCCCCGGATTGGGGGTTTGGGGGGTAGATCCGTTAGGATCTACCGGGGACGGGGACGGGGCCATTTTGCCATCATGGCAATTGCCATTCTCGTCCAATGGCAAACCGGGTGGCACGTCATATGGCAAGTTGCCATCTGAGTTGCCATCATTGTTGCCATCGTTTTGCCATCGTGCCGCAGCTCCCTTAGCTCCAGACTTGCTACGGGCCTTGGCGATCTGAATGCGCTTCTCTTCGGATATTGGTTGGTATTTTTCGAAGTCGTGAATTCGATAGCCGTCGTCGCACGGTATCCAGAGACCCGCCTTGACCAGCCGGTCTTCGACGTGTCTCGTGTTGCGTATAGAGATCAGCTTTGCGACCGCGCCCGTGGGTACTATCCCCTTGGTTCGATAGCGACACGCGTACGTCAAAGCCTTCACCCACATCAGCTGACCTGTGTCGCCAACTTTGGTAAACTTTGGGTGGTCGGCCCACTGGTCGTCGAGTCGTACCCAGCTCATCACATTCCCTCTGCGCGCGAGAGGCGCACGATCGCGTTAGCTACCGCGTCGAACCGTTTCCAGATGCCGTTACATTGCGTATGGCGGCAGCGGAGCTGCCCGAATTCGTCACCGTTCGTCGGCGCCTGAATGACCGTACTGCCGTCGAAACGCTCACCGCCGTTGTGCACGATCTCGCCCGGACAACGGACCGCGAACACGCCCGGCTTGATCTCGTCACCTAGCCAGTAGTACTCAGCGAACAGGCGTCCCATGGGGAAGGACGAAGGGTCGACCGAATCGACCGCCATCGGCGCGACGTTGGCGTCAAACGAAGCCGAAAGCTTCCCGGCGCGCAGCCGGTCGTTCTCGTCTCCAAGACCGTCCTGAGCCGGCCTAAACAGCTTCGCGCGCCTTGCCAGCGTCAACCCGATATCAGCCGCGTACTTGTCGCCGGCGGAATCCTGGTGCGTACGAATGACGACGCGACAGCCGCGCGGCACCTTGGCGGCGAACCCCCGAGACCACCAGCCAGAGCCGACACCGACGACGCCGACCATGCGCTCGTCGGCAGCGACGGCGCACGCCCATGTGAAGAAGTCGGGCTCGCCCTCGACGATGAGCAGGTCGCCTTTGGCACCGTGGCCGAAGATGGCGAGAGCGGCCTTGTTGGCGAGCAAGAGGCCAGCAGCGCGACGGTTAGCGGGCGGCAGTCGCTTCGGTCCTGAGCCGTTGTCGACGCGACCGGCGCGAACGCTGCGCAGTGCGCAATTCTCGTCGTACACCGGCATGATCAGCCGGTATCCAGCGTCCGACCACAATCGGTCACCGCACTTGGCCCACTCTGGCAGGTTTAACCCGTCAGGTAGTGCGCGGGCCAGGTTGAGTCGAGCGATTCTCTCTGGGTCGAGACCGCGCGACACAATCCAGCCGGCCACTTCTGGCTGCTCCGTTACCGGCACGCAGCGGGCCCACAGCGAGCCGACTTCGCTCAGCAGCGGGTAGGTTCGGTTGTCCGCCTTCACTGGCTTCGGCGGGACGTACGCCGCTCGCGGCGAGCCAGCGCCGAGTTCGTCGAAGCTCAGCCCGGCGATGTCGGCCGCCTCGCGCAGCACGTCTCTGAATTCTCGCGAAAGGTCGAGACCGCGGGCGGCCGCGATGAGCGACAGGGCATCTCCTCCCCAATCACAGCTGAAGCACTTGACGCGAATCGTACCGTCGCCGCCAATCGTCACCGAGCACGACGGGCGAGACTCGCCATGCGTCGGACAGCAGATCGAAATGTTTCCGCCTGGCTGTCGCTTGGCCCCTTCCAGCAGGTTGAGCGCTCCGCAAAGACCTTGAACGTCCGTCATGGCGCGGCGGATCTCCTGCACGCGGTCGATGCGTTCGCCGGCGCTCATTTTGACTCTCCAAGCCTGTGGCTTCGGACACCAATCGGAGCGTCCTCTGGACCGCGCCAATACGGTTCAATGTGAACCCACTTGCGAAGCAGACCCCCCTTGCCGTGAGGCTGCCGCTTGTGGTGGCCCCTGACGAGAACCTGCACAGTCGGCGATGAACGTCTAATGCCACAGGCGTAGTCGGACACAGCCTGCCGAACATCAACGCGCACGTCCCTTGTCAGCTTAAATGTCCACGGCGTCGGCTCGCCGCGCTTCGTCCGATGCATTGACGGACGAGAAGACTTGGCGGAGTCGCCAAGCGGCGAATCCAGTTCGACGCACACTCCAACGATCAGACGACCAATGAGCGTCGCTCTCCTGCTGAGCAATTCTTTATCTGAAACCAACATGTCGTTGGAGTTAAACGACATGTCACCAAGATCCGCATATGACAGAAGTGATTTCTCGCTGCCATATTCCACCACGCCGCCTTCGGCGCACACCTGCAGAGTCTTGACCTCTTCGCCGTCCACGCTTCGAAGCACAAACACATGACTCGGCTCAGGAAACGATGGCGTTTGCCTCAAAAGACCGGAAGGAACCGCAATCGCAAAGCATCGCCAGGGCATCTCTGGCGCGACCGGAGCATCCGTCGGAATGCTTGTAGCCATAAGCGATGCGGCAAGACGGTGCGACGGTTCAAGTAAGGCGAACGCGCTCTCGGCCCAGGCTATCGCCATCGCAGGACCAAGCGATCCAAGTAAACGAATGTTTACTTGATCGCTAAATCGCCACACCGATTCAGCCAACTTCTGCAGAACATCTTTGCGTTTCATGCCGTCGGCAAGGTAGCGAACACCGTCCACCCCCATGCGGAGCATCATGGCAACACTAATGTTCATCGCCAGAACTTCCTAGCAATGACCGCGTCGGCCGCCTCGCGCACGCGTCCACTGTCCGACGTGTGCCCTCGGTCGTAGTCGCCGCAACAGTTCTTCTTACCTTTGCACACGCGAGCTCCGCGGCCTTCGAATTCAAGCCCGAACTCGCCGCAAACAGGGCAAACGCACGGCTCGTAGTCCGTGTCCTCGCCAAAGCAGACCACGGCTCCGTCTGGATCCATTGACGGCGAGAAGCAATAGGCGGACAGCGGCCGATCGCTGGACAGTTCTGGAAGCCAATAGCCAAACGGACCGTGAACGAGAATGACTCTCTTGGCTGTCTCGGCGCACAGCTCACGGCAAAGCCGCTTCTCGCGCTCCGTTGGCGCCGCTCCCTTAACCTCGACCCAGCAGTTGGCGCGCGGCAAATGAAAGTCGGGCAAGTACCATCCGGACTGGAGTTGGTATCCTTCAGCCTCGTAGT